GAGACAATAGACCCAACGTACCTGCGGTAGTGAATTCAGCACCCGCAGTTCTAGCAGGAGTTCCCAATCTAAACAGACTACTGCCTGGCGCTACTGCCGACATTACTGCCGCAGGGCCACCAGCCTGACCCATTTGGTACAGACCTTTATAACCCTCAATTTTCATCAAGTCAGGGCCACCAACATTGTTGATAGCGTTTACCAAACCAACGCTAGACAGAGGATTTGGCTCTTTGCTCTTCTTGATGTAATCGTAAAGGTTGCCCCAACCGCCAACAACGTCAATAACGCCCTTGGTAGAGCCTTTTAAAAGAGATGTAACAGCCCTTTTAACTTCTTCTAAAGTAGTTGTTTCTTTAGGTTCTTCAAGAACACTACGAACACCACCAGTAACACGACCAGAGCGTCTTTCTCTTTCAGCAATCAGTTCTGCTAATGAATCAGCCATTCTTTACCTCTTATCGTGGTTGTTGAGCTTGTGCGGCTCGAATTTTTGCATTAAGTTGCTCATTTGTTAAGCCAGAATAAGGTCTTGGCTGAGTAGGTGCAACAGACATTGGAATCTTAGGCTCAAAGCCTTTCAGACCATTTTTATCACGAGCATAATTTTCAAGCCTGATTGATTCTTTAACAATCTCTTGATTCTTGTTTTGCATGAAAGAGATAAGTTGTCTACGGGCAGCAGGATTTGTTTCAAGTTGAGGAATAAGTCCTTGAATGAACTCACGATCCGCATTAGAGAATCCAGAACCCAACTTGCCACCAAGCGTTTGCAAGATAACATCACCCGCAACTTTTTGGTATTCCTGACTAGATACAAGTTTATTGGTATCAGAAGGAGCAGCCAAACCAAGTGTTACCAACAAATTGGTAGCACCAACACGACCTGTTGCAAATTGTCCCGTAATCAATTGATTGTCAGGCAATGAAGCAAGTTTGTTGAGCGAATTGATTGTAGAAACAGCCGTATCACGCACTGTAATAGCCGCATCAACACGATCAGCGTCTTTTTTGCCAAGTTGTTTTACAAACTCAGACTCACCTGCTGGCAATGTAACGCCACCAACTTTAGTTTCAGATGTTTTTCTATCAACACCGCCTGTAAATGGCACACGAACTTGTTTACCAGTTTCATCTTTCTTGTAGATAAACTGTTGGTCATTATTTACATCTAAGTAAACAGGCTCTCTAGTACTTTCTGCAACACCAATTTCTTTGATGTTTGCCGATGTTGGTTTTTCTGGTTTTTCGTATAAAACTAAATCTGCGGGTAATCCAGTTCTTTGATACTCTGCAAGACTTGCAGGGGTATATTTACCTGATTCCACTAATTTCTGGAATGGATCAGCTTGGACTCGCTCACGACGAGCTGCTGCATCAGACGCTCTAGCTGCCGCTAAACGCTGTTGTGCTTGAGCCATCTCGCTCTGTGCTTGACGAGCATACTGAGCTAAAGCCATAGCACCTTGTTGGTCGCCCATCTGTGCCAACATCTGAGCACCTTTTAAGATTGACTCAGGATTAGATTGATCTATCTGTTGAGCAATAGTGTTTCTAGCACTAATAATCTTTAGTTGTGGGTCTTCTATGCCCATAGCACCACCAATAGCGTTACCAAGCCCTCTAGCACCCGCATAGGTCATTGCTGCACCACGAGCAGCAGGGTCTAGTTGAGCAAGGGTAATACCTTCTTGCAAAGCACTTCTACGTTGTTGCTCACCATACATTTGTGGGTTTAAACCAAACAAACCCGCTACGATATTTTCTGCCATGATGATTCCTTATAAGAACAAGCCAAGGTCTTGTCTGCCGTAATAGTTACCAGTACCAAATGTAGTTGCTGGTGCGCTCATAGCCGTTGTTGCTGGAACACCGCTAAACATTCCACCAACCACCTGACCGAAAGCATCAGAAGCGCCAACACCACCTAATAATGTGGCATAAGGATTGGTTGTTGCAGCTCTGCCAGTTGCCAAAGCAACACTTTGTTCAGCACCACGAAGTCCTAATTGACCAACATTAGCACCTGCTTGAGCAGTTTGTTGGGCAAGTCCTGTACTCATTGAGAAAGGTTGTTGTCCCAAAGCCTCAAGTCCAGTAATCTGTCCCATAGCAGTTGTATAAGGTGCGTAGGCGGCTTGCTGACCACCATAGTACTGACCCATAGCTTGTGAGCCTTGACCCAATAGACCCGCACCAAACAACACATTCTGCTGACCATACTGTTGAGCATTAGCCGCCAATTGAGCCTCTTGTTGTGCTCTTGCGTTATACAAAGCCTGTAACTCGGGTGATGCAGCACCCAAATTACCACCTTGAGCCACCGACAATCCCAATCGACCTTGGTTTCTAAGTCTTGTCTCTATGTTGGCTAACTCTAAATCACGACCAGGCTTTAGTAACGCCAATTGTGAAGCAAGATAGTTCTTAGCAACATCTTCAGGCTTTTCAGCAAGATAACCTTGACCAAGTTTAAACAAACTCTGAGCGCCTGTTTGGAGTGGTTCAAAGGCTTTCTGAGCGCCTTCTGCTTGTTGAATACCAGACTCAGCTAGTTTGACAAATCGATCTTGTGCATTCTTAGCTTCAGGGCTTAGTGTGTATCCTGCGCTAGTCAATTGCCCTGTTACGGGATCAAAACCAAACTGAGAAGCACCAAACCTAGTAGTCATTCCAATAGGTCTGAACTGAGCCGCTTGTTTGGCAGCAGCAGTCTCTCTATCAATCATAGCTTGCGCTTTTTGAGCCGCTTCACGGGATGTCTGTTGTTGGAGCAGACCCGCACCAGTTTGTGCAGTAGATTGGAATAAAGCCGCAATTTGAGCCGCAGTTAAACCTGATTTTAACAAGTCAGTAACAGGAGGGATAACTGTCGGAGGAATTACAGGTGGCACTACAGGAGGTACAACTGGAGGCACAACGGGTGGTACTACAGGAGGAACAACGGGTGGTACTACAGGCGGCACTACAGGTGGAACAATGGGTGGTACAACAGTAGGAGTTAGCAAGCCAGGTATAGTTGCTGGTGGTGTCCCTGCTAAAGCACCGCCTCCTATAGCTAAATCTTGAGCAGTTAATGCCGCAATTTGAGCCGCTGTCAAACCAGTTGCGCCAACAGTAGCATTAGCTAAAGCCGCATCAAATGCAGGGACTCCTGACAAAACACCCTCGCCTAAAAACGCTCCATTACCAATAGGCAAACCAAAAGCAGGGTTAAATGCCCCGCCCGCCGCTGTAAAAGCCGTATCAAAGGCTGGAATACCTGAAGCAACGCCCTCACCTAAGAAAGCACCATTTCCTATTGCAGGAGCACCAGCCGCACCCGCATTCAATAAAGTTGGCAATCCAAAGAGTACAGCCGCACCTAATGCAAACTCTTTTAGACCACTTTTAACTTCTTGTTGAGTGCCAGTTTTCTCTACTTCACCAGTAGGTGTGTATTGGGTATACGCTCCACCAGCCCTGTTATCAGTAGCTTTGTAGGTAATAACATTCTCAATACCACCAATTTGCTGATCCATGCCAGAACCAGTAGTTTGATATACAGGCTGAACAATGGTATCTCCAAGGGTAATAGTCTGTCCTTGAGGAACAGTAGCCGCTGCACGAGCCGCAACAGCACCCTCATCTAACCCAACAGCTTGAGCCATTTGAGCAGGAGAAACTCCGTATTGCTCCATAGCCGCAACGATCTGGGCATCAGTCATGCCTGGATTAGCAAGCAGAAAATCTACAATTTGTGCGCTAGTTACAGCCATGATTGCTCCTTATTGTGGCTCAACAGGCCAAGTAATAGTCCAAGGGAAACCACTCTGCAAAGGAACATCTCTCAATGCTTGACAGTAGTCTTTCCACTCTTGTGATGGAGTCATATCGCTACGAAATCTCCAATCAGTTTCTGTTAGTTTATCATCACGGGACTGACGAACACTCTTAGCCTGTTCAGCATCCTTCTGAGCCTTGTAAGCAGTCTCATGCTGGGTAGCAGATGTGACATTGCCAGTATCATCTGTAGTGTCTACAAAGACAGGGCCAAGAATATATTTGGTGTACCACTTACCATCTACTTGTTCTACACCAGAGGCTTGGGAGTATTGGTAAACAGTACCGCCTGTTGCTTGTGCGCCTTCAAAAACTACATCAGCACCCAAAGCCTCTAAGACTTCAGTTGTTGTTGTTTCCCATGATGGGCCACCATTAGCTTTTGTGTATGCACGAAACTCTGCCTCGTACATTACCTGTCCAGTTTCTCTGATTCGTACTTGCATTTTAATTACCTCAAGCAATTGCTAAAAAGATGTATGAGCCACCACTTGCATTGATAGCGGCTGGTGCAGTTGAACTAATCTCAAATCCTGCGCTATAAGTGTCAATGTAATCTGTGTTTGTAACCTCTGCCGCAGTAGAGTTTAATAAAAGATAGCTGTCATTGCCAGACACAATGCCTCGTGCTGTATCCCATACATACCAGTCACCAGTTGAGTCTGTGCGTTTGATTAGAACAAACCTTGCACCTGCTGTGAAACCACAGTCAATTTGCTTTGTAGTTCCTGTACCTGTGTATGAGCCTACTTTGGAAACTCCTGCGACTGTGGCAAACAAGTAGGCGACATAAGTGCCGCCAGAAGCGTTTATATTTCCATAATCATATAACGTAAAATACGTAGAGGTTGGTGTTGTGTTGTTCCAATGATCCGCTGTAAAACTTGCACCAGTTGAATTAAGTTCAAGTACTTTTGTTGCGCCCAATGCAGAACAATAAACATCCCACTCACCTACAGAATTCCTGCGTTTTACGATTAACAATTCTGGAGCAACTGTTAAGTTGTGCGTTACTTGAAGTCCAATAACTCCCGTCCCTGTATAGCAAACCTCATCAAAGAAGCCGGGGGCACGTGCCAAATTCCAATCAACATAAGTAAAGCCACTTGCGTTTGTGCCTCCTGATGTAGAAGACGAACCGAGTACAACACCTGTGTTGGATTCAAATGATGTCAGTTCGTTTGCAATAGCAAATTCCGCAAATGTGCCGGAAGATAACATTGTTCTGTTTGGCCCAATCAATCGGCTATACCATTCAGCGCCGTTTCCTGTTGCCCCCCGTGATTTTGGAATTGCCAAATCAACAGGGAAACCCGCTGTAATTGTTCTGGTTGCACCAGTTCCACTATAAGCCACAGGACTAAACACCTTAGTCGCATCCGTAGGCACTTTCATCGGGCCTCTGCGAATGGCTATGTAGATGTAAGTTACGCTTGGGTCATAAGTTGCACTAGCAGTAGTAAATCCTGTTGCATTTGCTTGTAGCGTTGAAGCACCAAAAGTTGCTTCTGAGTCAGCACTATTAGCAAATAATAAAGGGTTGGCTGTAAAGACAGTTGGACTAGCAGTAAAGCCTCTCATGTTATCTTGCATAACCCAAGAACCAGTACCGCCAGCTACAGCTTTTGCTACAACCCATTGAGGCTCATATCCAAGATTAACACTGGCTACACGACTTCCATTTGTAGTAAATGAGCCACAAGAAATTACGTTATCTGTACCAAGAAGCCCAAAGCCTCCTGCATCATGGGCAAAGACATACGCCACATAAGTTGAGCCAGACGCATTTACTTCAGAGGCAGAACCTACAGTAAAAACAGAACTTGTTGGGGCGGTGCTGTTCCATGCCCCATTTTCAACAGCTTGTCCAGCACTTGTATTTAGTTCCACCATATATGCGGCAGAAGTCAGACTTCTATGGTAAACACGCCAATTACTTGTTGTATTTGTACGTTTAACAATAATGCAACCAGGAACTGAGCCAAGGCTGTGAGCAATTGTTCTTGCAGAACCTGTCCCCGTATAAGTCACAACATCAAAGAACTTTGGTTGCTTGCGGAATGTCCATGAGACGTAAGTAGAGCCACTAAAGTTTACGTTTCCATTTGCACTGTCATCACCAAGAGCAAAACCAGTAGTGTTAAAAGCTGTTAATGAAACAGAGTCGCTAAATTGCGCTGTTGTGCTATCGGAAGCAATGACATTTCCTGCGCCTCTAGATGTATCAAATAAAACATTATTATTTGCGCCATTACGTCTTTTAATCCAAGTAAGCCCACCTTTAGTAGACAAGTCAATGCCATTGGTAATAGTCTGTGTAGCACCTGTGCCCGTATAGAGCCACGTACTCATGACATCTTCTATATACGTAGGCACAACAGGAACACCACCACCAAAGGCATCGTAACTAGCCGCACCAGAAGTTGCTTGTAATGGCATGGTTTAAGCCTTAAATTGTGTGTTGCTTGCCAAGACTGTGAAAGTCGCACTTCCAGTTTTCAGAATTGCGAAGCGGTAACTGTCTATTCCACTAGCATTTCCCGCAGTAGGCGCACCACCCAACCAACGTGTTGTAACACCTGATGTAGTGCCATCAACTTGAACAGCAGAGTTGTAGTAAGCAGTAGAGCCTTGAGTCACCAAGAAAGCCACAGTCATTGATTGACCTGTACTCATCAAAGTATTCAATGATGTACCGCTAGAGCCTCTGAAGTTAACTGTCCAGTTAGCACTTGCGTTAGAGGT